CAAGCAATTCGTCCAGAATGTGAACTCGAAGGTGGGTGACCGGGATATGTTTTTCTGGTACAGCCTGCATGTTTACGAAAACCAGAACGTCATGAATGGTGAAGGAAAATTCAAAGTATCTGGCGGCAATGCTCAATTGTACATCCCTTCCATCTCGATCCTGTTGGATAAGTTAAATCTCAAAGAAGGGACGAAGCAAACCGGCATCAAGATGAAAGTAACCACTAAAAAGACTCGATACAACCAACTTGGTGTGGCTAAAGAGATCCTCATCCCATATGCCACCGGTATTGATCCTTATGATGGGGTACCGGATATCCTGGCTGACGAAGGCATAATCCAGAAGAATGGGGGATGGTTTACTTTCATCGACGAAAATGGTAAAGAGGTTAAGTTTCAAAAGAAGACTTTTTCTCAACATGCAGACTACCTGATTACTAAATTCAACGAAGCAGAGATCAAGGAACGCGATGATCTTGAAGTTCTTAAGGAAATCGAAGGAGAGGAATCAGTATGATTGATGTTCTTCAAAAATTAGAAGATGAGCTAAACGACTTCGACTCTATTTTTGAAGACACCTTCGATAACGACGAACTTTCAATTTCTATTGAAAACAGTGTACTATCGGAGTGCCTTAAAAATCAGGTGACCATCCAACTGAGGTGGGAACAGATCTACCGGCATATTTGTTGGATCATGCATTGTGCTGAAGACGAAACCGAACGACTGTTCTCAATTGCATTCAAGGAGTTGATGTCGGATAGCTATAAGAAGCTTCAAGTATCTGAAGCTAAGACATATGCACTCAGTGATCATGAAGTTGTGAAATCCAAGAAGATACTGAACCGAGCGAAGCTGTTGAAAGGTAATACTGAAGGCGTTCTTGACTCCATTAAGACTCGTGGGTACGTTCTAAAAAATGTCTGCGATGTGGTCATCAATGATAAGGAAAACTACGTAATATGAGTGATGATGATAAGAAGATAACAGACTGGTCAGACGTAAGTCCCGAAGTTCTCATGAAGATGCACGATATACCGGAAGAGTGTCTGTGCGCCTGGAGGGATAAGCCACTCGGAGAACTGGAGCAAGCCCACACTCGACTTACGATGGCAATGCATAGAAATCGATCAATTGCCGAGGTGGACACCGCCAACATGGAAAAGATGATGGCTGATCTTTACGTATACATTCAGTTCAGAATCGAGGTTGAAGGTAATGATGATCGGGATCTGCTAACATGATTACGCTGAATATTATGGATGAGATTGTCGGTAAGATAGACGGTCTTACCGATGAGCATATTGGTCGGATCATTGAACGTACCGGGTACATGGAACCGGGCGCTTTCATCACGGCGGCATTCAAGGTCGGTATGTGGGATGGTAAGACATCTCTGTTTCGTCAGGATGGATTATTCTATCTTAACATGTTGGATGATGTTATTGACATACTGGACGAAGAGTTTGCGATTCAGTCTGATGACTTCGAATTGAATGACATGCGTATTGATATGAAACATGATGCCGACCTGATGCGGTCTACCACCATAACCAAGGATTACTTCCGCCAATACGGATTCCCGCACGATTTATACGATCATCAATTGACCGGGATCAATGCTATCCTACACAATGAGAGAGGTATCATCGAGGTAGGCACTTCTGGCGGTAAATCTGGCATAATGGCCGGTTGCATTAAACTGTACGAGCCACACTACCGATCGCTGACTATCACCAAGGATTCCAAACTATGCAAGCAACTGAAAGCTGAATATGCCGAGTTCGGTGTTGATGCAACGATCGTTGATGCAACGACTCCTTCGAAGAAGAGAGGGGATAAGATAGCCAACGCACAACACATCATTACTACGAAGAAGTTGGCGAGCAACATGACCGAACACCTGGATGGTTTCTGTGGAGTGTGGTTGTGTGATGAGGTACATGAGTTCGGGGAACAATTCCAAGAGTTCATCGTTAATTGCCTGGGGGATTGCCCTATCAGGGTAGGACTAACAGGAACTCTTCCGGAGAAAGCGAAAGATCCTTTAAAAAGAGCTAGAATACTTGCTCATATCGGAGGGGATGCTTTTTCGGATGATACCTTGATTGATGTCAATGTGGGGGAACTTTTGGCCAAGGGACATGTATCCGATTTTACTGTTGAGATGGTTGAGATTGAGGATGTTCTCGGTCAGATGTTGGTGGTTGAGATTGGCGTTGAAAACTGGGAATGGGCTCACGAGAAAACCCATCTTGATAAATGCGAAGAACGATTTGAAGCAATCATCACTGCGATAGACGAACGGTGGGACGGTAAAAACGCTCTTATACTGTGTAAGCCAGAAGCAGGAAAGTATATCTCACAAGCGCTGGATTTGGATTTCATTGACAACAATACCCCACCAAAACTCAGGGAAGAGTACTATAAGAAATTTCAGGAACGAGATGACTATCTACTGGTGGCAACGATTGAAACAACGGGCACCGGTATATCAATCAATGAGATCTATAATGTGTTCCTCATTGACGTCGGAGCGAATCCTAGATACATTGGCCAGGGGATTGGCCGGGGTCTCCGTAAGGACGGGGTGTACGATAAGATCAATGTGGTAGATATTTACACGAACACATTACTATCCAAAAAGCAAGAGAAAAGACGCATACGCTATTACAAGAAGAAGGGGTATCCTTTCTTCAAGAGCCAACTAAAACTTAGGGTGGAATAATATTGAAATTGATCAACCAACACTACCAAGCACTTGACTCTTCTGATGATTTCTTATTCTTTGAGTACAATATTAAAGAAGAAGACATGTTCCTTGTCAAAAAAATATTCTGGTATGATTCAGAGCCGGTACTGTGGTACACTTTAATGGTCGGACGTAGAAGCATCGAACTACCCGGCCACATGTACGTGATGGTAGCTGACATAGCGAGCGAGTCTGTGGACTGGGTTCGAGTAGATGAGCTCATGGGACGAGACTTTAGCACATACACATACAAGAGTGAGCTGACCCCTGAGAAATGGAGTATGGAAGAAATGAAAGTCGTTATGGTGGATCCTGAAGAGCGATCATGTAGGCTGCCGTTCAGCAGCAACATACTGCCGGTTATGCTGGGGAAAGATAGAGCCATCTTGATTTCAGAAAAAGACTGTTATAAAAAGACAAAAAACATTGCGTTTCCGTATTTTTTATGATAGAACTTGACCACAAGATTATTTTGGATTCCGGCAAGGTATTGGTTACTGAAGAATTCATGTCATCCATGATCGTCGAAGGCAATGCACCCCCGGACCATTATAAGGTACTACCGTCCTTCGACTCGGAGGTGTACAAGATGCTCTATCAAAAAGATCTTGCAGTGGATGACGAAGATTTTCAGCCACTGGACATCCGCCGCAATCAGACTGAATACGATATCGATGAGGTATATGCTCTTATCATGAACGCCGATCGGTTTGATTCCGCCAGCGATTTATGTGCAGACCGTATCGAATTAGAGATGAGCTTTTTTATCGAATACGGATTAACACCGTTTGTTTTGAACTTGGTTAATATGATTGATCGATTCAAATCAGATAACGTAGTGTGGGGAGTAGGTCGGGGGTCGTCTTGTGCATCCTACGTACTTTACCTGCTGGAGATCCATGATATCGATGCAGTTAAGTATCACATCAACTTCCGAGAGTTCTCAAAAATAGATTGACAATCTCATGACATGCGCCCATAATACCGTTGACAAAAAAGAGGTATTACACATGGATATAGCGAACTTCAAGCCCTTGCATGACGATCTACTAATCGAACGTATAGATCCTGACGCGTACCTGAGTGAAACTGGGTTGATCCTTGATATAAAGGATACCGATATGGATTTGAGTTACTTCCGGGTCGTCAAGAAATCGGAATCAGTTTCGGATGTGAATATAGGAGACGTCGTTCTGGTTTCTTGGGAACGAGTAACCCCACCCTTCCGCATCAACAACGACCAGTATGGCATTACCTCAATCAACGAGGTGGTTGGAGTGCTCGATGGATCTTGATATTTCGGATAGCGGACTGTTTTTTCAGATGGCGTTTGATGTCTTTGTTTTGGATGACAGGACGTCCGATATGATCATATACAAGAAAAAGATGCCGTCTGCTTGCTTAGCTGCTGTAGGCGAAGAGGTATATTTCCCAATGCCGAATCGGATGGCGGTTGATGGCAATATACCATTGAGAAACATTTTACTATCGCCTACGGTGGTGTTTAAGAACTTACGACCAGAGATGCTGTATTTCGTCAACGAATCATCCATACTGGTAGAGTTTGAAAACAAAGAATTATTTGTTAAAGGAGTGGAGTGTTTGTGACAAATTTCAAAGATAAAATTTGGGCAGAGAAGTATCGCCCAACGGAAATGGATGATTATATATTTCCGTCTGAGAAGATGATGGAGATGGAGAGGGAATGGGAATCCCACGGCATATTCCCTAACTTGGTATTGTCCGGTATTCAAGGTACGGGGAAATCTTCGTTTGGTAGTTTGCTGATACGCAAGTTCAAAATCGACGGCAATGAAATACTGAGGATCAACGGTTCCACCAAAAATAAACTGGAAGTGATTCGAGAGACCATCGAACCCTTCTGCCAGATGAAGCCTATCTATGGAGACTACAAGGTGGTGGTCATTGAGGAAGCTCACCGGTTAACCAAGGATGCACAACAAGCGCTGTTTGATACTATTGAGAAGTTCCTATATGTCAGGTTCATTTTCACCACGAACTACGTGAAGAAGCTAGAAGCTCCATTAGTTAGCCGGTGTACTTCGTTCGATTTCAATGAACACGATCGTGAAATGGTTATTGATCGTCTTGTGGATATTTGCGAAGCCGAAGAACAGGAAGGCAACATCGAGATCGACGAGGCGGACGACGGGGTGATGGAACGCATCGGAGCTCACTATAGTAAGTATGAACCTGATATAAGAGCCACGATTAACAGTTTGCAACAATCGATAACCAACAAGATCATCGGGATGCCTGACACCGGCACAAGCAAAACCGAATCGTTCGAATCGTGGGTCGAATGCTGGACGGTAGATGGTTTTGATTTTGGTGTTATCTTTTCTTTGACGGATGGCATCGACAATAACAATTACGGAGAGTACTATCAAGTGATGTTCAGCAACATTCCGACGATCATGGATGCCATTAATCGGAAAGATCTTATCGGTGAAGCAATCATCGACTTGAGTGATTATCTGTTCAAAGCGATGAATAATGTATCGGAGTCGGCTATCCAACGAATACACCTGGAAGCATTCATTTATAGATTTCAGGCGATCATCAACGATGGCGAATGAAATCTTTCATTACATGAAGCAGATCGAGAAGGGGAACTATCAATTCTTCCTTGGGCTAACCGACGAAGAAGTCAAGGCTGTCCCCCCATTCCAGTTATTGATGTGGAGTCAGGGTTCTTCTTTAAATCGGGATGTGATGGTATCGATGGCTGACCAGATCAACTACAATTTTTTTCAGTTCCATCAGTACCCCAAATTGCAATACTTGCTGCTTGCCTCAGCAGTCAGTGATATCCCACAGGGCAAGTTAAAGTTCAGGAAGCCTAACGTGGGGGGTGGAGGAACAAAGACCCTCAAGGCGATATCAGAGCAATTCTATGTGTCATTGGAAGTGGCATCAACTTATGTTGACATGTTGGGTGCAGAAGATGTAACCTACATCGTTGAACTTTATGATGAGCGACAAAAAAATGAACCTACAACTAATAAATGACCTGACCCCGCTGTACGATGATATCAGGAAGGGCACAATGACCTGCCCTTTCTGTGACAAAGAATACAAGCAGGTTCGAGCGTTCGAGAAGCATATGGGTAAGGCCATTGAAGAAGAGTATGCTTGTGCCAAACCGATAAAGCTGTTTAAGGATACGTTCACAGAAGAGAACGCGGTACAGTATTACATCGACATCATGAACTTGTTTTATAAAAAGCCAGTCAGAGCGTCGTTGCATTCGTTTAGAGGGTCTAAGATGTATGCGTCGATGTGCGAGTATACCCTGTTCACGATGGAGAAGCATATATCGTCTTTGGAGTACATGCGATTCGTGTTCAGGCAGTTCAAAAAACTACCTAAAGCTCCAGGGGTCATACTGAAAGTAGCCAAAGAAGAATCGATGGTTACTTCGTATTTTAAATTTAAACGACACCACCAAGACTGGATTAAATCGGACGATTTTTATGAGGGGCATAAAGAGTACCTTGAAACCGATGACCGATTTCTTATGAAGTCATTACGTCGGGGGGACGTTTCATTTGAATTTAGTTTCAGTCACCTGAATCTTAGGGAGCGATATACACGATTTGATTTGGACTTACAGGTTCAAATGGAAGAACTATTAGATGAGGATCCACCAACATGATCAGTATAAATTGTGATGTAGATGAAATTCAGACTGCTATTGATACGTATCGTATAGCTTCTGATAAGGTTGATGATGCAATTGACCTGGTAGTAGCAAGCGTTCATGAGACTCGACTTGAATGGGGGCTTTGGTGGATCAGTAATTTTACTTATATGAAGTTGCTTTCATTTGTAAACCAAAACCAGTCGGTGGACGAACTTATTGAAGACCTCACCGGAACACCGGTAAACTTCAAGTACTATGAGGATGGTGAGTATATTTGTAATGAACTTGAAACATACATCTTCCTTACAACCGATGACACTAACCAATTCTTGCTGTCGGGAGACCATTTAGATTTTGTTTGTTTCTTTTGTGGCATCGATGCTACGGTCATTGAAAGTGAAGGGAACTATGCCGAAATTTGATATTGACATTGATGTCAACAAAAAAGTCGATCGTCGTGATTACGGCAAGCCGGTACCCATCGTCAACTATGAAAAACAGAAGATCCTTCCACATCCCTCCGGAATAGTCCTTGATGATATCCCGGTCGATCCGGATTCGGGAATGGTTCCATTCGATTACAAGATCCTGGATGACATGAAATTGACCAAGGTCGATTTATTAACCAATCATTCTTATGATGTGTTTCATAAAAAAGAAGACATACTGAATCTGGTAGATAAGATTGATACCATAGATTGGGACTGGTTCCAGGACAACGATTTCACTGAGAAACTACCGCACCTTAAAGGAAATTCTCATTACTTAAACTTTCTCCATCCAAAATCAGTCGAAGAACTAGCGGACGTGCTAGCGTTAATCCGTCCAGGCAAAATACATCTAATGGACGAGTACCTGGTGAAGCGCAGGGCTATGGATAACCGCATATACAGTAGACCCACGAACGACAAAATGTATATGAAGAAATCTCACGCTATTGCTTATGCGGTGATGATTTGTGTGGCCGCTCTTAAACAGAAGAAGCGGCTCAGTCCGATTGAGTTCTAAGCAAGAATTTCTTCCGCCGAATCTTCTCTTGTTGAATGTTTGGTACGTCTGATGGATATAGGTCGATTTGCTTTACATTAAGTAAGATGATATTGGGGATGTAACTGTGTGGATAGAACATTGCACAAAATACCGAAAATCGCAGGTGGCTATGGTCCGACACGCGCCATTTTACGATCAGCATCATTAGATCCCCAGTTTCATCAGAAGACATATCGAAGAAGTGAATAAAGTTTGGAGATACGAAATCAATGATCCCTTTCACTTCGATTTTTTCCGGACTGTTAATTACTATCGTATCAAGTATTGACTTTTCTGACATTTAAGGCGACCTTTGTATGTTGTTAAAAATTATAGCACAATCGAATTATTACCAAGGCACTGGCATTAGATTTCATAGTATTTATACAGACGCTCCAATCATGGTTAACGTGTCAGGAATAACCAGAGCTATACGGAAAGTACGGATCAACTTCGCTGAGATGGAAGGTACTCACCTGACAACATCTAATGGTGGCTCTATACTTATATGTGCAGATACGATACTATTCAAGAGTGTCATTCGCGAGTTGGTTCCGGATCTACTTATAGACCCGATATGGGATTCTATGGTGAAAGAATATGGGGATACCCTGGCAGGAGAACCACTAGAGAAATTAAGAGGGACTGATGAATTGAAGGCATTGCTAAGTACCTTTTTGTTATGAGAACCAAAACCCAGGCATTCGAAGATCTGAAGTCTGACATCGAACTGGTTATTGGTACCGGTCAGACGGGTGCTGGATTTCACCCTATACACTGCCCGATGTGCGGTAACACCGGTGAGAAGAAGGGGGGTTTCAAATTTGAAGACGACAAGATCGTCTATAATTGCTTTCGTGGCCGGTGCGACGCGACGACGGTGTACGACTCTCAAGAAAAAGTACCTCGAAAGTTCAGGGATCTGATGAAAGCTTTATCGGTATCGGTACCGGTCGAACTTCTTGTAGACAATAAACGAACCGTAGTCAATTTGTTCAGGGACGTCTTGGAGGAAGACCGGTTTATAAAGAACAGCTACAGCACCATGAAACTTCCCGATGGTATTATTCCGATGGAAGAAACGCGTAGTACCGAATGGATGGCTCACGTCGTAGACACCAGGATGCTACTCGACTATGAATTTTGTTACGTTAAAAGAGGAGCTTATGCTGGATGTATGGCAATCCCCATGTATTTTCAAGACAGACTGATTGGAGTGGAGTACTACACCAAAGATGGAAAGTACATCACTGATACTGACAATGATAATCTGATATTCGTTCGTAATAGATACCCGAAGAAGAACATTGTCGTAGTTGAAGGGATGATGGATGCTCTGTCCTTTCCAAACACCTGCTCAGTAAAACACTCGAAGATCACGCCAGAACAAGCATACCACCTACGAAAATACGATCCCATCGTTCTTCCGGACAGAAAGAACAGCAAGCTGTATGAATGCGCCAAGGAGTTTGAGTGGCGGGTTTGTCTTCCGGGGTGGAAATATAATGACCTCAATGAGGCGATACAGCATATGGGTATACTGGCAGTGGCACAAACGATCTACGACAACATCTTTACAATCGGACTGAAGACCGATACACTGCACCGGGCATGGGCAATCAATGATCGAGGTAAACACCGTAGATGAGTGAACTAATCGACAAGAAGCAAAAGCTGTTGTTAGAGTATATATTCTCCAATCGAGAACTGTTTGTGATATGTTTCAGGATCATGGATGCCGTATACTTCGATGCACCGCTCGACCGGGTGGTGACATTCACTCGGGAGTATTTCAATGAGTATAATGGACTTCCGACTTTTGATATCATTGATGCCGAGACGGGTATCTTATTGAAAGACAGGCCGACCGATCGAGACGAAATCCCCTATGTCAAAAATGAATTTGAAACATTTTGTCGTGACAAGGCAATGGCGTTAGCTATCCTCGAATCAGTCGATCTGCTTGAAAACCACGAAATGTCGGCAATCCAGGAAGCCATTCGGACTGCCCAGTTAGTGAAGCTGGATAACGATATCGGCATCGACTTCTTTGATGACCCCAGGAAACGAATCGAGAGTATGGATGCGTTCGTTGATGAGAGATCCTTTGGAATCCCGTTACTGGACAACATGATAGGCAAGGTTCGACGCGGAGAAATGGGAGTGTTTTACGCAGTAACATCCGGTGGTAAGTCGGTCATGATGGCTAACATCAGTTACTGGCTATCAAAGCAAAAACTCAATGGTGTGGTGATCACCCTGGAAATGTACGAATCGCTCTATGCAAAACGTATGGATGCAATTTTCACCAACTCCGATATTCGATATCACAAAGAAAACGTGGATGACATTTGCGATAAGCTCGCCAGCATTAAGGACAGGCACGGTAGTGTAACGGTCAAACGAATGAGAGCAGGCACTACGGTTGGTGATATCCGAGCGTATCTTCATGAATACAACCTGGTCAACGGCATTAACCCCGACTTTGTGATCGTTGATTATATCGGTCTAATGGGAGTTGATGGAATGTCTTCCACGATAGGATCCAACAAGTTTGATACTGATGAGCAAAAGGCCATCGGGCTTCAGGAGATTGGTAAGGATCTTAATGCTTATATGTTCAGTGCCGGTCAGATCAATCGTGACGGGTATGATATCGTCGCGGTGAACCCGAGTCATTGTGCTGGTGGATTGAGTGTGGTTAACACGTCAGATTGGGCAATTGCCATGGTGGCCACTGATGAGGATCTTGACAACAGCCAAGTACAGGTCAAGCAACTTAAGATGCGGAACAATAAGAAAAGCTCCAAGACGAGTACCCTCTACATGCACCCTCAAAGTTTGCGATTTACGGATGTGGTGTCAGCGCCACTACCTACCGGCAACCGCAAGCTTGGGAGACGAGCTCTTGAAGAGGATCCCCGAGAAGATGCTGATCAGGGAAAAACAAAAGCTAAACTGAGTAAAGCGGCGGAAGCGAGAGAAAAACTTAAAAAACGGAGGGCCTCTAAATGAGCCAGTACGACAGTTATCTATTGAGAGATGTAAAAGACATCGTGAATAACGGAACATGGTCGGACGATCGGACCAGTGTTGGCCGAAATAAGAAACAGTTTGGACATACTTTTCGGATTCCGATTCCGGAGATGCATGATCAATTCGAGATGCCCTTCCAACAATCACGAGCATTTGCACCCAGAATAGCATTTGAAGAGTTGATGTGGATGTTGCGAGGAGAAACTGATTCCTATATTCTCAAAGATAAGGGTATTAACATTTGGGATGCCAACACTTCACGCGAGTTCCTGGATAAGAAAGGATTATACAACGTCAATGAAGGAGACATTGGCAAAGGGTATGGATACCAGATGCGAAACTTTCATGGAGTTGATCAGCTACGATCCGTGTACAACAGTCTGAGGGATAACCCAACCAGTCGATACCACCTGATTAATTTGTGGAACCCGGCGGAGTTGAGCGAGATGGCATTACCCCCCTGCCACTACGCATACACCTTCTGTGTTACTAATGAAGGCAAAACACTAAACCTACACCAATCCATGCGTAGTTCGGATGTTCTTTATGGGCGGGGGTACAATGTTGCTTTCGCATCTATGTGGCTGGTATTTTTTGCCCAGGCATTAGATATGCAAGTGGGCGAGATTTTCTTCACGGCTACGGACTCCCACATCTACGAAAACCAGATGGATTTGGCTAATCGGATGCTCAATACTTATGGGAAGCTTGGATCAATAACATTCACTCCGCCGTTACTAAAAGTAAACAAAGAGTTGACTTGCCTTAATGACGTGCTTGATTTAGAATGGTCAGATATCGAGATCAGCGGATTCAAGTCGGGTCCAAAATTTTTATCACCGGAGATGGCAACATGAGTAGATGCACAGTAAAATTAAGCGATAAAGAGCGGGAACTTATCATCGACAACTGGGATAAGGTGCGACAATGTCTTGACGGGTTTGATATCGAGGATTACACGGTTAACCTCTATGACCGTCGGTGGTTTAAATTTTTCAGTTTAAAGACCGTGAAAACTTACGACCACAAAGCAATGTGGGAGCATATCAATGAGGTATCTAGTTATTTGCGGATCAACACCGGATATGGCAGTCCACATTTACAGCTCACCAATGCGGGTCATGCCCTGGAATATTTGGCTGGGACATGCAGATACAGTAATTTCGTGGAGCTGCCATATAATAACCATATACAAACATTGTGTAATCTTTTAGTATTTAGAATGATACCGGCGGTATATTTGGTGGGTAATGATGAAAGTCGGTGATAAAGTTATAATCAACGGCGAAGAATACCCAATAAAGCATGGTCCTTGGAAGTACGAACAAGGGCATACCGTAAGAAGCGGGTATGGATTATTCGTTGATTTCCTGCTACCATGGGAAGTGGGTACTTCATCCGAATGGTTGTGGAAATACCGTTGCGGTATTGACCAACTGCAAAATTTTGGGTTCAAAATCGAAGAAGTCATAGAATCATTTCATGACGAACTTTCACCACACAAGGATTAATATGAAAACCACACGATATTTCGTCAAGCAAGGCTCGAATGTTCATCTCGTTAAGATGAACCCGGAGGTCTCGTCGACGACGCTGACCCCTAAAGTATACTCCGTAAACTTCAGCGATATGGCTGGGTTCTTTCTGACCGAACTGAAAGACCGATATGATCTTGAAGGAAAGATATACGGAGATACTAATCGCAGAGCAGACAAGATTATCAAAACGTTTTCTCACGGTAAATCTTCGTTGGGTGTACTATTGACCGGCAACAAAGGTTCCGGAAAAACCATGCTGACCCAGGTGATCGCCAACAAGATCATCGACGAAAATAGACTCCCAATCATCACAGTCTCCCAGCCATATAAAGGGGACGACTTCAACCGGTTCATCAACGACATTGGAGAATGTGTCGTTGTTTTTGATGAATTTGGTAAAATGTATGATCGAGATGATGATCAGGATTATTTGCTGACGTTCATGGATGGGTCCATGTCGCAGAAGCGACTCATTCTACTGACTGAAAATGACAAGTACATGATCAGCAGCTACATGATGAATCGGCCTGGCCGCATCCTGTACCACTTCGAATACAGTCGGCTACAAAGTCAAGTTGTTCGAGAGCTGTGTATGGACTCTGGCCTGGCAGAAGAAACTGCCGAAGAAATAATTCAGTCAACCTCGACGGTAAACGAACTGAATATGGATATCGTGAAAGCGATAATTGCTGAGGTCAAACTCCATACTGACGAACAGGTTGCCGGTATTGTGGATGATATGAATATCCAGAATAAAGCGACGCGGGAATTCTACAAGGTCATTAAGTTGATTGAAGCTGATGGTACCGAACACGATCGGCAAGAACTGGAAGAACCAAATTTACGCAACACCTTGAATTTTCCGGACACGATCGTCGATGATAGCTTCGCAATCACTTACTACACCAACAATGATAATGATGATAATGCTTTTGATGATAATGATTGTGTCCCAGCAACATTATCTAGTTCAATAGACGATGGGGTTACCGTTACTGTATCTGACAACAGGCACATCAAGAAGAAGAAGAAACATATCGGGTTCTCTTTCGAATCGCATTTCCATAGTTCCGACGGGACGGTGTTCATTTTAGAACACAGTAGTATGGGCGGAATTCAATTATATCTGAAGCGGGAGATAAATTATGAAAGATTCATTCCAGGACCATTCTAAACCAGGCTGGGTACGCAACGAGGATGGGAGTGTGGAGGTAATCCCATTTCCAATTGGTGAGGATTCCTCGACAGTTCCGATTGAATGGGATCCGGGCATGTTGGAGGAGCTAGGTATTGACATGGATACCGATGAAGGCATGGATAGGTTGACTGATTTACTCGGCAAGGCCATACTTCGTGGTATAGGTGCTCACGAGCAGGCCAAACAGTCATATGAGGACTATGCAAGTAGCTATGAGTGCGAAGGGGATGAGTGGGAGGATCTTGGGCGCGACGAAATCTATATCGCCGGATATGTCAACGGTAAAATGGCTCCCTGAACACGCAGGGATTCTCATTGACCGGGTATCTTATATCCGCTATCCTAAATAATTTCTCACCACCTCATCACCCAAAGCCGCACTTTTAGTGTGGCTTTTTTAGCCCCATCATAAAACTGGAGAATCCATGATCAAGACCATTATAAAACGAGATAAGAGAGAAGAAGACTTTTCCCCGGCAAAAGTAAACGCCTGGGGAGAATGGGCCAGTAAGACGCTTGGGAGCTACGTAGACTGGTCGACTGTAGTACTTGAGACCGTAGGCACCTGTCCAGAGAAAATGTCGTCAGAAGCTCTACAAGAGCGTTTAATCAAGACATGCTTAGACTACAATACCTGGTCTTATAACCGAATGGCTGGGAGATTGTATGCCGCACTCATATACAAAAAGCTATATGAAGGTAAACTGCCTACTGTAAAAGAACTGCAAACCGAACTGGTAAGCCGTGGGTATATGGTAGATCTGGGGTACACCGACGAAGAATACGCCCAGGTAGAGAAGATCATCAACCACAAGAAAGACTTCAAAGCCGCACATTTCGAATTGGATCAGGTGCTTAAGAAATATTCGATCCAAAATCGGGTCAAAAAAGAAAGATTCGAATCGCAACAGTTCGTATTCATGAGAATGGCCATGACCCTGGCTTCTTTATCCACCCCCGCAAACAAAATGATTGACCTAGAAAATTGGTACCAACTTCTAAGTGACAAACAAGTTAATGCACCTACCCCAAATTTCGTTAACTTGGGGACGCCATTGCGCTCGTATGTAAGTTGTTGCTTGTATACCGTGGGCGACAATGCCGAATCACTGGCTGTTGGCGATCATATTGCCTACACGATGACCTATAAGAGTGCCGGTATCGGATCTCATCTCGCCACTCGATCATTAGGTGATCCCGTGCGGGGCGGGATGATAAGCCATCAAGGCAAACTCCCATATTATCGGTCTCTTGTGGGGGCCGTTAAGGCGAACATGCAGCAAGGACGCGGGGGTGCATGTACCACCCACTACAACATATTTGATCCACAGATAGAGGATTTGTTGTCATTGAAGAATCCGATGACGACTGAAGATAAGCGAATACGAGGGATGGATTACAGTTGCGGTGTTAACAAGTTCTTCGCCAAAAAAGTAGCTAAGGATGAAGAAATTTTTCTGTTCAATGCGTATACGGCTCCAGATTTGTACGCTGCGTTGTACGGTAAAGACCCCAACGAGTTCGAACGGCTCTATGAACAATACGAGAACCGGGCATCATTCAAGAAATCCAGAGTGAGTGCTCGCTACCTGGCAAAAGAGATGTTAAACCAGGGGTTTGAAACTGGTAGGATGTATATCCATTGGATGGATGAGATGAACCGGCACACCCCATTTAATGAGCCGATATACAGCTCAAACTTATGCCAAGAAATAAGTCTGGCAACCCAGCCATATTACAGCATGATGGATCTGTATTCTGCCGAAGATCATGGGCGAGGCGAGATTGCATTGTGTACGCTGGCCGGTATGAATGTCGATAACATCAATGATGACAAGACATACGAAACGGCGGCCTATTATGCCTTACTGATGATCGATCGATGTATCCACCTGGCAGAATACGCATTTCCTCACTTGGAGATGACTGCAAAATCCAGATTGAATGCCGGTGTGGGCGTTATTGGGTTAGCTCACTTCATGGCAAAGAATAAGGTCAAATATTCTTCCCAGGAAGGCAAGCAGTTGATGCACGAATTAGCAGAACGGCATTACTATTTCTTGCTCAAGGCGTCACTCAAGTTAGGTAAGGAACTAGGGAATGCTCCCTGGATGCATAAGACCAAGTGGGCGGATGGTTGGTTGCCAATCGACACACACAACCGCAAGGTTGATACTATCGTCGATTCAGAACTGAAGTACGATTGGGAGACCTTGCGTGAAGAGGTAAAAGCCAATGG